CGTACACCAATAGGAAACTCACCTGTGCCAAAGATAACGTCTACTAGCTGACCGAACGCTGCTAATACTTTGGTCTTGGTTACTTTGACGAATACTTTAGACTTCTCGCTTTCACGGAAACGTACATTCTTGTTGTAGATGCCACGGAAGTTGTGGTAGGCCGTTAGCCAACGCTTTTCATCAAAGTCTCTAGCCTGTTCAGCAGATGCGTATCTGTCTTCTACTAAACCTACGAAACGGTTACGTACATCTTCCTCTAGGTCTAATTCTAGGCCACCAGCAGTTTCTTCTGCTGCGAAGTAGATTTCGTCTGCTGTTCCGTACTCTTCGTTTTCTTCGCTCATCAATTAGTATCCAAATGTTGAGTCAGACGGCGTAAAGTGTGATTCTTTTCTAAACTGCCTGAGTTGGTTTATTGTATCATTGATACGTGGTCTAGCCATAATAAGGTAGCGTAGTGCATCGTATGCGTGGTCTGATGCGTGTGTATCTACGTCTTCTGGCTTTGCCTTATCTAAAGGAATACTTTGAAGCTCGCGTATCAGGTTAGGACATGTATTAAATATTTGTATTTTGGGTCTACCGCTTTGCGTGAGCTTCAAGTATTCGTGAATCTGTATCTTTCCTTGTATTCTGTTCTTGTCTGCCCTTCTGAGCTTATGTCCGGCTCTCTGAAGGGTTTCGCCAACTGTTGGGCCTGTAGTACCTGTTCGGCTCCAACACGCTGTATCGAGCACTCCTTGGACTGAGAAGGGGTCTTCCATTTCCATCTCGGTCAACATTCCAGCCAGCTCAGTACCCAACAAACCTTTGCGATACAGTTCACGATATATAATCAGTGTACCGTCACTAGGGTCAACTGCACCCCATACACATGCACTCTCTGAAGCATAACCATAGTCAATCCCTTTACTTCGTTCCCAATGTATTGGAATCTCGAAGGGTGTTATCACATGGTCAAACGGGTTGAACTCTGTGAATGCTGCGCCTTCTGCAACATCCCAGTTACCGTCCAACAGTTGCTTACGCTGTGTTGGCGGCAGAGCATTTAGCATCTGCTCGTATCGTCCGTCTTTAGCTAGGTAGGGGTTATCCTGTAATCTAGCTGGTATAAACTTTCGCGTTAGTCCGTCTGCGCCCCTAAAGCTTTCATTGGGTGGCGCTGGGTCTATGTATCTCTTCTTTACCCAGTTAGCCCCAGAACCGCCGGGGTTTGCTGTACAACGCATGTACGTTTCAATGTCTGGGTCAGTAGTACGTAAACGCGAAGCTAAGTAGTTCCAAGCAAACTCTGTGGGGAGATGTGTAATCTCATCAAAGCCTATGAAGCTGTATGCTTGACCTTGATAGCGGTATACATCTGCATCACGCTCCAAGAAACCAAACTCCATCTTTGCTCCGCTTGGGAATATCCAGAGCTTCTCTACTTCTTTGTACTTAGCGCCGGGAAATGCCTTTGGGTATAGTTCCCGACTCTTGTCAATAAGTTCTCGCAGTTCCGGCATAGAGCGTCTGATAATCAGTGCTCGGTGTGCTGGGCGGTGTGCAAACCTCAGCGGGTCAATAAGCATGGCGTATGACTTACCACCCCCTGCTGCGCCACCATACAACACATCTGTTTCACCGGCTGCGAGGAAGTCTTCCTGTGGGCCTTCGTTAGCCTTAAAGATAACATCCTCAGTTGCTTCAGCTTGCAGGGCTGTTGGGATGCCTTCCAGCTCTTCGGCGCTTACGAGTTTCTGTGCGTTCTCGTTTTCGAGCTTGCTGAGAGTCTTTTTAGTTTTGCTTATAGACTTCTTGTAGTTATCTATTTTGTTCTGCGCCGACTTGAGCTTCTTTTCTTTTTCTCTTACGCTGCGCTTTGCTGCTTGTTTGGCTTTGGTCTCTGAGTGGTACGTGTACCCTCTACCCTGTGAGCCTTTCGGTCTGCCACCTTTCTTGCGGGGGGTTCCATCAGCTTTTAGCTTGAAGTTGCCTTCCTCGTCAGTCAGGTAGTTTTCGGGATTCCGTTCCCAATCCTTCATCTTTTTCTTTACTTCTCAGCTTCTTCAGCATTTCCCGAAACTTGCCGAATACCGTCTGCAACACCTTCAGCTCCATAAGTGATGGTGTTGGTTACGTCTTCGCCTACAGCTACAGTAATGTCTGCTGCGCCTTGGCCGGTAGCTTGGATAGTTTCGTTTACGATATGCTGTGCGCCATCTACTGTGGCGTTAAAAGTATTACAGCCCATTAAGGCCATAAGTGTTAATGCTAGTACAATTACTTTCATTCTTGATTCCTTTTGTCTGCTATTTTTTTTAAGCCCATATGTGAAATAAAGCGGCCTGTTTTATGTTCTAGAAACAAAGAAGCTTCCCGAAGGCTTAGCGTCCTTTGCTGTATCATCGTTATCATCTTATCCAATTCCTCTAACTGTTCTGGAACTGGGTTCAACAATTCTGTGTTGTCTTCGTCTAGCTCATAGCCAAACGGTATGGTGCTGCTAGACCTCCGTATAGTCTCCATCTATAACAACCTCCTTTTTGGCCGGTATTACAAACAAACCACCACCAGTGTTTACGTTTACATCTAACCTTTCGGTCTTGCCTAGTCCTACACGGTCTAGAATCTGCTGTGCAGCTTGTATACGCATATTAGCTTGTGGTACAGGTTCTGGGCTATCCATAATCTGAATGAGCTTAGAAGCTGCTTTAGGTGCATTGAGCGCCAGTATATTTGTAGCTATGTCTAGTATCTCAGACTTTAATGCCTTTACTACAGTGTAGTGTGTTCCTTCGGCATAGCCTGCAAGTTCTGCTGCATGTTTAACATCACCACCACAAGTAGTAAGGTTATCAAGAAACGATTGTTGCTTTGTGGTAAGTTGCTTTGTAGGCATTTAGACTTCCTAGTCATTTAAACTGTATATACTATAGTATACCCGTAATATTGGGTCTTGTCAAGTTTTTTTATAACTTAATTGCATATATAGTAGTATATAAAGGGAAGACCTGCAAATAAATGAAATAAAACTTGACAGATGGTCATTATACGGGTATAATAGATATTAAGCCCACCGGGGTTATAGCATATGTATACTGCACCCCTATCACCTATTCCCTTACCTCCCTTTAAAGCCCTTGGAAGCCGCCCGACTTCCCAAGCCTTGCCCCTCCCTTTAAAGCCTTTTAAGCTGCGGCGTAGTCTGGTTTACATGGCATATCTCCGTAAAATGTATATGATTGTATATATATCCCAGTACCCCCCCATGGCAGCTTGCCCCCCACTTTAAAAGCTCCATAGAGCTTATTAAAGTTGGGGGCAGAACTAGGCAGCTCTAGAAAGACTCTAAAGTCTTTCTAAAAATCCAGAAGTCTTTTAAAAGCTCCATAGAGCTTCTTAAAAGACTTCTGAAAACTCCAGAGGGCTTCAAAGTTTTTACAAAACTTCAACGCTACCCGCTATGAAGACTTTAAAAGTCTTAAAACCGACTACCAGATTTTCTAGTTTACAAAACTAGGAGGACTTTGAAGCTTTTTTAAACCTTTAGGTTTACTCCAAAGACTTCCAAGCATTTCAACGACTTACCGCCTTTTTAGTCTACGACTAATCAACCCCTCCTGAGACTTTTAAAGTCTCCTAAGTCTTTCGAGCTGCAAGGAAAATCCCGACAGGGATTCGCGCTGCTTTGAAGACTTTAAAAGTCTTAGAGCCGAACTTAGTATCTCCATAACCTATAAAAGGTTATGGAGATACTAAAAAAGTATTCCTTATTTATTAATTTAAAAAGAAGTCACTTGTGACTTTTTAAATTAATAAATAAGGAATACTATAATGGCCAAATCAAACTTCAACTCAATCGATGCTAACCAAATTGCTACTTCTCGACAAGTCTTTGCCGTAGCTTCCCACTTTGCTAATATCCAAGCTTCCTCTCCATCGGAGAGATATGGATTGACCAAAGTCTTTAATGCGGTGCTTAATAAGCACTATAAAGACTCCGATAGCTTCATGACCCATTCTGATGTCTCAGAATGGTTTGAATGGGATTGTGTTCCAGAGCAGTTCCTCCACATGATTTCTACCAAGAAATCAAAAGCGAAAGCCAAGCCAAAGGCTTCCAAGAAAGTTAAAGCTAAAGCTTCAGCGAAGCCAAAGGCTTCCAAGGCTTCAAAGAAAGAATCAACTTTGAC